TCAGATAAGGCATTAAGCTAACTAGAAATGGAACAACATTTCTCTTATTAGAAAGTGTCCACATAGCAGAATTTTTGTGATTAGGTTGAGAGTGAACACGCATTTTATCCAAATGTCCTCCAAAACTATCTTTTAAAAATTCTACTAATCTAATATCTGTACTAGCTACTTTTACCTTGGGAGCAAAACTATTTTTAGCTTTGCTATTAGGTATAAGCCCTAAATATCCTTCACCGTCTATGATACCTGCTGTATAAGCCAAAAGCTCTTTTTTAGTCATACAGTCATTATACCATAATGAGGATATAATATCTAACTTGCTGAGGGTTATCATTTCAGACTTTCCCCATTAATTAGAGAGTATTTAATTTTTAAAGTGCGATTGCCCTAGGAACTATTCCATCCATACATTACTGTATGGTGAGGCATGGGCTAGATACCTCCGGGATAAAGACCGCTTCGGTCGTTATCGTCATCTGAGCTGTACCTAGTGGCATATTATTTTTTCACCTCCTTTACTTTAAAGTTCTCCAGAGGCGACAAGCTTCAAGATATCTGCTCGATTCTTCTCGTAATCCCCAGGAGTCATTTTGGCAATATCCTCTCTCGAAAGCCCTGGTGGAGCTTTTCGAGCAGGTTTGCCAGGTTGCTCTGAGTAAGGAGCCTTTTTCTTGATAATCTGCTTAACGTGATAATCAAGCAGTTCATCTTCGTACATATCTTTGTAAGCTACTTCAGGATTTAAAATCCCTGTTCTTCGAATATGATCTTCAACTACTGTCCGATCATATTTCGGAGTGCTTTCAAAGCCGTTGTACTTAACTTCCAAACGATCATGGGTTTGATCGAGAATAATTCGATCCTGCAACTTTTGAAGCTCACCTTTTAGCGTTTCTTCGAGGTCTTCTCTTTTGATGAAACCCATCTTAGTATGCAGCACATCTGCTGCCTTACGAGCTTCCTCTGAAACACTGCTATCTGGAGCTTGAGGAGCAGGAGGCACTGAAGCAGTACCTTTCGATTCTGCATCTACCTTCAATCGTTTATTCTCCTCGACCAGTTCCCTGATACGCTTATTAGCGTTAGTCTCCTTCTCAGGAAGGGTTTCCTCCTCTTCTTCGGAAGGCTGTGACGCCGCCTCAGCGGATTCCGATTCGGATTCAGATTCTTCGGTTGACGACTCCGAAAGGACATCCTCATCTTCCTCTTCGTTTACGTCTGACTTGGCTTTGTCATCTGCCATGTTTTATTTCACCTCCTTTCTTACGTGTGGTAACGGACACGAGCCGGATTTAAGAAGTTTTTACGTCCTTTACGAGAACGATTCGAACCTTCTTAATCAAATTTATTCAAATCTTTTTAAAGTGCTAAATTTAGCCTAAATTTATTTTTTAAATTTAGAATTCTTCTCCAGGTGATTTGTAACCCGGATAATCATTAACGTGTGGAGTCTTGACCTTAGTTCGGTCCTTGCCAGTATTAACGTCATCTTTCCACTCTCCACCATGTTGTCTAAGAGTCTCGTCAGACTCATTTTTCATATAACCTTCCTGACCTTCCCCGCCATGTTTCATAAAACTATATGGCTTAACCTGTTACATCCCAAATCACAGTAACATCCTCATTTGCCGATGTTTGGACATTACCTCCATCAAGACGCAAACCATCTGGACCAAAATCAATCTCTCTTACCGAATTATTACCCGCACCAAAAGTCGGTTGGGTGTTTCTGTGTGCAATATCAGCAGTATCCGCATTAAAGGCAGTTGCTTTGTTATAAACACGAATTACACCTGCTCCTACTGGCGTACCAATAAGTATCTTGTAAACAATCACGTCCTGACCTGCTGCACCTAATGAAACTCCATTAGTTGCCTGATTAGCAGACGCTATAAACGTAAATCTTGCAGCCATCTATTTTCACCTCCTTTTCTTTAATCGTTTCCACCTCTTATGAAATAGTCTTTCCATTCATCTGAAACTGTATTTTTCCCAGTTGTCATATCAGAGTGCATATATTCATTAGTATGTTTATTTTTCTTAAATCTTTTGGCAATTGGCTTTCCTGTTGGTTTCCATCCATGTTCGACTGCATTTAGAAGCCGAGTTTGAGCTTTTGCTTTTTCTTTAGTTGTACCTTTTGCCTTGATTCCCCCAGGTGTACTTACCCGATATTTTCCGCTTTTAGTTTTTGATACTTGAACTGGCATTTAACTTAAACGATATTTAATTTTTTTAGGTTTTATATTACGATCATAAATTAAATTTCTGGTTGTTTCTTTCCTAGAAGGCCGTAAGATTGGTATTACTCCACCACGGTCTTGTATTGCCTGTGTAGGTCCAGCATTCAAAAATTTCGATCTTGGATCACGTCTGGCAGTCTCACTTGTTGGTGGAACCCTTCTACGGTTTAAATCCTTCAGTAACGTTTCCGTTGATGATCTACCGTATCCTCTGTCATAACTTCGATCCTGTATTGTATTTTTTGGCATTTAGACTCCTTCTACTTGTCCTCCCCCTTGACCTACAGGACCAGGCGGCATTGGAATACTCTGACCATTTGGCTGGCCTGTTGGTTGTGGTACTCCTCCCATTCCTGGTTGTTGCATTTGTCCTACTCCTGCCTGCGTTCTCTTAAAAACCTGGTGCTGGGCAATGTGATTTTCTATAATGTCATCCCTTCCTTGAGCCAAAGCCTGTTCGTGGATAACTATATGAATGTCATGGTTATCTGCATCCTCGGCAGGAGGCTGTTTCCCTTCAAGCATCATTTCATTTTCTGCCAAGGCCAATTCTTCATCGGAAACCGGTTGTCCTTGAACACCCGCTGACGGAACACCTGTTCTTGAATCAAATAATCTTTCAACTCTGCTTGATTTAATGATTGATTCAATATCTCCAAACTCCAAATGCTGAAGTAAAGTCTTTTGGTCAATTGCTCCAAGCTTAAAAAGTTCTTTAAGCTCCTGCTGACGAGCTTGTTTTGTAAAGGCAAGCCATGAACCGACAGTTACTCGAATTTGGTTATCAGCCCCAATTACAGCTACAGGCAACTTCACTCCGCCAACTGTAATTTGGTCTTTCTTTCTTAAGTTATGTGAGCCTTGGCCAACTACCGCAAAATATTCATAGTTTTTTTCAGCGCCAATTACTTTAATTACCTTAGAAGTTGTGTAATTTTTTGAAATCAGATAAAGGACTCTTTGACCAACCTGAGATAAAAAATCTTCCAAGTTATCAACAATTTCATCTTGCCCTGCCGCATCTGCCTGTTTTAACTCAGCAATTCCAACTCCTGACTTAACTCCTGCCGGCACCCGTCCCATTGAAACTTCATGGACCGCCCCAAGGTCTTCCTGATAACGTCTCATGTTCTGAAGTTGTAAAAAGGGCGCTTCAGGTAAAGGCGAAATATTTAGGTTAGTAACCTCTGATCCTCGATTCTTTTCAATAATTTGTCCATTTTCATTGGTAATAACCCGAACCCCGGAGTTTTTGTCCATAACGAATCGTCCTCTTGCAAAGATATGGTTATATTCAAAGATGTGGGATTCGAGAGCATCAATAACACGATTGATTGGAATAACGTGTTTTGCCCAACTCTCGTTATAAATTTCCAAAGGTGATGTTTCCGGGGTATAAATTTTGAAAGGAAAGTCTTTTTCATCAATTTCTTCATTTCTTAAAATTCTGTCATCAACATAAGTAATAACCCTAAATTTGACTTCTCCATCCTCATCACGTTCTTTAATCCATGCCTCTTTCAAAATAACAGTATCTTGCTCTACATCCTCTCCCGTATTACCGCTTCCTCCCTGCCACATCTCAACATTTTTAATCGCTTGTAAAAGAAACTGTTTATATTCAGAAACCGCTTTAGTTTTAGAAGCTTGGATTCCTACCGTATTTTCATAATGCGGATTTTTTCGAACTTCCTCTACAGGGCGTCTAACTGCCAAAATCATATACTCGGCATCTTCAGATGTAGTTGCATTAGGATCAATTAATAAATCATAAGGATCAACTAACTCAACCCGAACTTCGCCTTGGCCGTTATCAAAGTTATCATCCCACCAAATTTTCCAAATTCCGACTGAATAAATCAGTCCGTAATGAACAAGTCCTTTAATCTTGCTTCGCAAGTTAAATTTGTCATATAAAGCATCCAAAAGTTTCCCTGACAAATCAGCATTAGCTACTGATCTTGGTTCTGGTGTATCAGGCATAACTTCCCATTTTGGTCTAAAAGCAGTTACATTGGATCGAATAGTCCGCAACTGCGAATGGACCAAATTGATTGGGATTCTTACCCTACTGCTTCCCGAAAATGTAAAAGTGTTATTCCCCCTATTATATTTGGCAAAGTGATAACCTCGGACAAATAAATCTCTAACCATCCATTCCCAGTCATATTTTCGACGTGAATGAAGAGCTGAACTTTCCAGTCTATTTAATTTTGTTAATAGATTTTGTTGATTTTCTTCTTGGATTTCTTTATCAGAAGGTTTAACTTCAACAACTTTCGGTTTGTCTGCTTGAGCTATAATTCTTTTTTTAACTTCTGCCATTTATTAATTTTTGATTGTTGTTTTATAAACTGGCTTGCCATCCATACCTTCAATTTCAATTCCCATTTCCTTTGGTAACTGCAAACTAAATTCATCAGTCAAATCAAGCAAATTGTCATCATCCGGACCAATATTATTCGGCTCAGTCATTGGTCTAAGATCATTCAAATCTTTAGCCATCATTTTTTTGGCTAAGTCCTGTAAAGGTTTCTGGCGTCTTTCTTCCATATCCCGAAGAGCCTTGTGAAAAAGCCATTCTCTAATTACAGAGTAAGTTAAAAATGCACCAACAAGAATTAAAGTCTCCATCAATAAAAAGACCACGAGCTGTCAAAAACAGACTCGTGGGTTTTTCCCTTCCGAGAAAAGTCTTAAAAATATTTAACTACAAATCTTACTTCCCGTCAACAAGTGCTATGGGTTTTGTTAATCTTTTCATAATTTTATCATTGACTTCGTAAGTGACAATTCTACCTTTTTGGATATTAAAAGTGATTGATACATTGCCATAAATTTCTTCAGTTTCAAAAAATTTAAGCCACTGGTATAAATCTACTATTGCTTTTTCAAACCAGATATTTATTCCTAGTTGATCTTGTTCAGTCGGATTTGATTCCATATTCTTTTTCTAAATCCCAATCAGAGCTTTCGGCTATTTCATTCCTACTATCACGTGCCCTTCTGCTAACAAATCCCATAGGTGCTGGTAATCTTGGAGATGCTTCTGGTCTGGACATTATCATATATCGCAGGGCATCAACAGCATGATCTTTTACCTTTTGAGGTTTTTCAGGTTCATTCAAAGGAACTGAAACTCTTACCGTTTTCCAGTGATATGTTTGCATTTCATCAATAAGATTAACGCAATTTCTAAAGATAAATAATCGGGGTGATCCTTTTTCTTGAGTTTGGGGATTAATTCTTTTGGGGTTAATTTTTAAATATTCTTTGATACGGTTTATAGATGCCGCAACCTCATTATTCGCAAGTACGGGGAATATTCCATAGTCATTATATTCATCTATAACTGACCAAGGCATACCATTTTTGACTTGAGTTCTAGCACGAGTTGAAGGGTCAATCACCCAAAGACTAATATCTTGTTCTCCTACCTTGTCCCAAATTGCCTTGGCATGAACAGAAACAACTTCATTCGCTTTGTAATACTCATCATAAATGTAAAGATTTTCATCATAATCAACTGCACCAAAAACTACCGCTGTAGGGTTTACTAAACCATGGTCTAATGAGACTATTCTTTCCCAGCCTTCAGGAATTTCAAAAGGATCAATAACATGAATTTGAGGAGTAAACTCTTCAAAAATCTGCCCGATAAAAACTTCCCAGGAACCATCAACCCAGCGTTTTATCCAAGATGGACTAAAGTTAGCTTCCAATGATTCAATATACCCTGGTGGCAAAAAGGGATTTTCTCTGGTTGACGCTTCAACCAAAAATCTATCTGCCAGTGGAGTCTTACCTTGTTCAATAGCTTCTTTTGGTTCTTTAACATACCTTCTCCAAATCCAATTATGCCCTTCATGGTTACAAACAATAAATCCATAGTGAGCATTCACCCGATTAAGTCTCAAACGGGATATCAATGTTAAAAATACCTCTTCAGAAATTTCTTCGGACTGGTCTATAAAAAACCAGCCTAAGTTAAGCGAAAGTAATTCTTTTTGGGAAATTTTATCCAAGTGCCTGAAGATTATTTCAGAGCCATTTGTCAATCGTACATAATTTTCACTTTCTTTGTAAATACCACCTTCTTTTTCATCATACCAATCAGTAGGACAAATTTCTAAGAAAGTTTTACGGGTTGTATCACGGAGTTCCGGGTAAGTTAGTCGTCCAATAAGTCCATAATTATTAGGCATTAATTGGGAAAGAAGAAGTCCTTTAAGACAACCGGCAATCGTTTTACCGGACCCGAACCCTCCGGCATAACAAGGGAAACGATGCCGGTCAAAGATAAAGGCTTTTTGTTTAGGCAAAAGATCAATCTGCATTTAAACCCCATTATGGACAACTATAAAAAGAGCAATTAAGCTAACTATTAAGGCTGTAAATCCAACTAAAGTACCAGCCCATGTTCCTTTATTATTGGCACGCAAAATACTTACCAAATTTTCAAGATTGTCAATAATTTTTTGGATTTGAGTTTCAGTCACCTGAATCCCTATTTTTATAGGCTCCGATTAATTTTACTCATAGCCTAAAGTAAAATGCAAAATTAGAGGCTAAATTCTTCAAGAAGTTCTGCTAATCGAGAACGAGTCTGACGATCATTAACAGCTTTCTTACAATATTTTTGAAGTCTTCTGATTTTATTCTTTTCTTTGCGATGGTAAAGTTTGTAATGCTCGCATTTGACTTT